CGCGGGCGGCACCTGTCATTTCACGCCCTGCGGCGTTCAGCGGCCAGCCACTACGCCGCACGCGGCGGCGATCCGGTGCAACTGCTCGACCACTCCAGCCCGCGGATCACGCACCGCTGGTATCTGGATCGTCGGCTGACGGATCGCGGTCCTGCCCCGTGCGACATTCTGCCAGTGCTTGAATCAGACGCTCCCGCTCCTTGAGCAGGCGACCGATCATGCGGGCGGCGGTTCCGGCGGTCGCGGTCCATGCGTTCGCGGGTCCGTAGCGGCAGACGAACTGCCACGCCTCACTCGCCTCGGCCTCGCTGTACGGCGTCCGCATTGGTTTCCTCGCGATGCAGCAAAAGAGCCAGCAGCGAATACGAAGCAAGGTCGAACAGATTGTCCTCAAGCGACTCGTTCTCCAGCCGCCCGGTCGCGTTGTAGCTGGCAAGTCGCGTGACCTTGTCGCTCAATCGCACCATCGCTCCCTTCCACGCCGGGATGCCAACGAACCGCGCGCCGTTGCGAATGTTCGCGAGCGGGTCGGTGCCGCTTGGGCAGCCGTAGTCGCTGGACTTCCGGCGGTGCATCTCCTTGAGGTCATCGCACAGGTCGAAAAACGCCTGCGACGTCGGATGCACGGGCGACCTTCGCTTGTCGATGATGGCTCCGAAGTCGGCAAGCGTGTACGCGTTCGTCGGTGTGTAGCCAGCCATCTTCGGATCGTCGGCTGGCGTTGCGTCCAACCGGGCGTGAACGGCCTGCCGCAACGCGGCGTTGGCATCCTCAAGCGTCTGTGTCATTGGTTTCCTTTCGCAAATCCTTGTCGCAGAACAACGGGTATGCCTTCGTGACTTCGTTTCGCCCGTGATCGACCACGATCGCGGCCTGACACGGCGGCTCGTAGGTCGCCTTGATCTTCACGGCGTAGGCACTGTGACCGATCACGCTGCCATTCGTGACATACCGGCCGCTGCGGCCCCACGAGAACTGGTGCCAGTGTCCAAGGCAGGTCAAGTCTGCCCGCCGCGTCGCGTCAAACGCCGCGATCGCCTTGGCGAGTGGAACATGGATGCCCCCGATTCCGCCTTGATACCGCACGAGGTGACCGTGCAGGAACCGAATCGTGAACCCGTCGAGGTCGAGGTAGTTGAGGTGGCCTTCACCGATATGCCAGCGGACGTTCTTGCGTCGCTCGCCCGCCCGCATCGTGAGGTACAGATGGTGTTCGTAGCTGGTGTCGGCCTCGTTCGTTCGTAACTTCTCGGTCGTGCGACCGTGGTTGCCGCATGACGTCGCCACCACAACCTCCCTCGCGTTGTCCGCGGCGTCATCAAGGAACCCGCGGAGCCGCTCGCCGACCCACCGCGTCGCCGCCAGCGGATGCAGGCTGTTCTCCTCGGCGAGTTCGGGATGGATCATGCCGGAAATCATGTCACCACCGAGCCAGACCACCACGCGGTCGATCCGGCACAGTTGCCGCTCATGCTGGAGCATGGCGAGGAACCGCGTTCGCAGCTCGTCGAGTCGCCGCTGGCACACTTCCAGCGAAAACTCGTTTAGCCCGTTGACGTTCTCGGGCCGCACCGTCTCCTCGCAGTGAACGTCGGAGAGCAGCACGACCATCGTCGCGGCGTGCCTCCTGTCGCGGCGTGCGACACGTTGCGTTGAGCGTGTCGCCGAAATGCCGCGAAGGGCGACAAGTGCATCGGCACGCTCCCGCTCGTGGTCGATCTTCCGCAACGCGGCGTCGTATCGCTTTCGGCACGCCGACAACTCCGACCGCAGCCGAGCCAGTTCGGCATCGACTGCCAGCCTGTTGTCGGCGTCCGCGTCAGCCGTCACGCTGTCAATCAGTCTCGCTTTTGCAGCCATTCTCTGATCGTTCCGTATCCCGGCGTGTAGTGGCCTTGTTCGGCCAGCCGAACTTTCAAACTTCTCGTGACGCCGCGAATCGTCGCGTGCGGCAACTCGCCCGCGTGCAGCCGCCGTCGAATCTCCACGAGTTCGTTCTGCAATTCCTGCGGGTAGTTGTGGACCCAGCACCGCCGTCTCGCCGTGGCGGCTGCGTCTGCTGCGACCAGTGCTGTCAGGTTGTCACTGCTTCGGCGTGACGTCATACAGCGCACACAGTACCTTCGTCAGGTCTTTCCCGGCCTGTTCGATCACGCTCTCGTCGGCCTGCGGGAAGATCGCGTGGAGCAGTTCGTGCAGGATGATCGTCAGGCGATGTCGCCCACGCAGGCCGTCGTGGATCACGATCCGCGGCGTCTTGGCCTTGCGGGTGTAGGTGATTCCGTATGCCTGCCCGGTGAGCGGCGTGAAGCGAACAAGCCACCGCTCGTCGCCGTTCAACGTGAATACGTGATCCTCTGGCATGGCCGCCAGTGTGTCCGGCGTGTCAAGAGAACGTGCGGGCGCGAGCCCTGCGGCAGGCTAAACGAACCAGCAGTTTCGCCCCGAGGTCGGACCACGGCAGCATGGTCTTGCCACGCTGCCACCGCCTCGCGTGTTCGCCACGCATGGCGGCGAGGATTTTCGGAAGGCCGTCACCCTCGCACCAGTCGGCTCCCATGGAGTTCATCTGGCGGGCCATGGCGTTGCACGAGCAGCCGAGGTTGGCGTTGATGCCCCACGACCGCAGCAACGCCTTGAGTTCTGTACCCGGGCCGTAGCCGAGCGGAGCGGGTTCGGCCTGCGGGCGTCCTTTGGTGTGGCAGTCCCGCTCGACAATCTTCCCGTTCTCGACGATACGCTCGGTGCATCCCATATCAGTTTATGGTCACGGTTGCCGTAGCAGCGTTGTAGGTGGCCGTCTTGGACGTTCCGATCAGCGTAACCGCACCGCCGTTGTCCTGCTCGGTCGGCCCGCCCAGCAGGATGTACGTGTCTCCGGTCGCTGGCGCGCCAGCAAAAAACACCGTCAGTCCGGTGGGCGTGAATGTAGCCTTCGTGGCAAGCGATCCCGGGTTGAATGGAATCTGCATCACGGTGAGCGAGCCAGCTTGTATGTCGAATGTCCCAAAAAAATTGTTTTGTCCAAACAAACGAATCTCCCCGCTCCCCGCTGTTTCGACCGTTCCAGAGCCGCTCAAGGTGCCGGTGATGTCGAAATCGCCTTGATCGTAGGCCGATATCTTCGTGCCGTTAGACAATTCGATTTCCGCCGCGAACACGCCGACGCCGGACAACTCTCCCTCGGTGATCGAAAGCGTGCCATCAAACGGGTTGTCCCCCGTGAGCGCAAGACGCCCGAGGCCGGACTTCGTCAGCGTACCAGTGCCGTCGAGAACCCCGGCGATCCGAAGCTCGTTGTTTTCGTCAGCAAACACCTCTGTTCCGTCGGATGCCGTTACAGTGCCAAGAACGACGCAGTCGCCAGCCAGTGAGCCTTCGCTCAACAGCAACTCGCCGAGGAACGCATAGGTTCCGGCAATCGTCAATCGACCGGGTCCAGCCTTGGTTGCCGACCCGCCACCGTCTAGCGTCCCGGCTATTATCAGTTCGTCACCGGCTTGCGTGTAGACCTCTGTGCCGTCTGACAAATAGACGTAACCGCTGAACTCGCTATCTCCCGACAGCACGCCCTCAAGCACGTTCAGCGTTCCCGTGAATGTATTTGTCGCCGTGACTCGCAGCGTTCCGCTGCCCAGCTTGTCAATGGTGCCGTCGCCAGCAACCGTGCCGCTCATGAGCAGTTCGCTTCCGAACGCCACTATGATCGCCCCGGCGTTCACCATGGTTACGTCGCCGGATATTTCACAATTTCCCGTCAGCACGCCCGTTGACAGCAGCAGCGGCGAGGTCAGCGGCGTCAGCAACTCAAGCGACAAAACGGCGTTCTCGCCGTTTACGATAACTGACCCGGCTGTCAAGCTAGACGTAGCGCGAAGCGTCCCGTGCAGCACAGCGACGGACCCTGTGGTTGACAGGTTTCCGCTCAACAGCACGACGCCGAGATTCTGTTCGGTTCCGATCGCAAACGACGCCTCCAGCGGTGCGCCGTTGCCGACTTCGCCGCCAATCCATCCATTCGCAAACTCAATCTCGCCGTTGGTTTCCGCGTAGAGCGTTACGTCGCGGTTCACAAAGAACGTCATCGCCGACTGGAATCGCGTGGTTCCGCCGGAGTTCAGCCCGCCAATGAATACCGTCGTGGCCGTCGCGGGTATTTCGATCAGCCGCCCGACCTGCGCTCCGTTGTCCAGCAGCAGCGTCGTCGCTATCGGCCCTCCCAGTTTCACCACCGGCGAACTGCCACCGCCAAGGCCGCCGTTGATCGAGAAGCCGAATGCCCCGTTGCCGTCCAGCGGCGAGTTGACTTTGGCGACGATCGTGCCGCCAACGAGTGATGTCTGTCCCGTGTGCGTGCTGGCACCTGTCAGCAGCCACCTACCCGGGTCAGCCTTTACAAGTTCCAGCTTCGTGCCTGCGGACGGATTCGACAACGCGGGGATCGCGTTGTCGAGGTCGCTTGTACCCGACAGCGTCAGCTTGAGGTCGCAGGCGTTTGGGTAGGTGAACGCCGTGAACACGAGCGGTCCCGTCCCGTTCGCTTGAAGCTCCGCGTCGCCGCGAATCTCGACGGTGCCGTTGTACGTCACGCCTACCCCTCCATAGGTGAGAACCGTCGCGCAGTCACGATTGCACTCGCCGAGCCACAGCGAAATGTCCGTGCAGCCCGAGTACGCCAACGTCTCCAGCGTGCCACCGGACTCGCCCCAGCACACGGTCGCGTCGAGGCGACGAAACTCTGTGTTGCACGGCATGGGCTCGATGTTGAACTTGTCCCAGCACACCAGAAAAGACACGTTGAAAGGGCATCGCTTTGCTGGCGTTGCGTCTTGGCCGAACGGCACACCATGTATCTTGATTTCCGAATCGGTCGTTCCGGTCACTGTCACCATCCACGTCGTATTGGAGTCAGCAGCGCATCGCTTCCGCCGCGGCTGTGTGAACGTCAGGCCAGACGCGCCGCTTACTACGGACTCGCAGCAACTAGCATCGAATGGTGGTCGGCAGGATGTCGGCGCAAGGCACTCTGTGCTGCCGACGCCAGCCCAGCATCCACCGGCTTCGTCGCACTCCTCTTGAGACAGCAGCGTTGGCGTAGGGACGCCGTCAACGCAGCACGTTCCTTTACAACTGGTTTCGCAATCTTCTCCCTCGCCGACAGTGCCTGCATCAAAAGCGACGTAGACACACTGGCCGCTGAGTCGAATGTCGCAGGACACGACCCCGTCGGTGTCCTCAACGCAGCACGGTGCCAAGCATCCATCCGGCTCACAGCACCGCTGCTCCCACTCGCCGTCGCATTCATCCTCAAATGTTTCCGCGCACGTGTGATCCTCGTAGCAGCACGCGCCAATCGTGCCGCGATCCTCTCCCTCGACAGTGAACGGCGTGTAATACCTAGAGCAGTCGCAGGCGAGCAGATCCTCGTTATCAACGGTTGGCACCATCTGCTGCGTCTCTGGATCGTAGATTTCATCGGGCAGGCATCCGCAACAATCGGGGACGCCCTCCTTCGCCATGAACACCTGCCCCTCCGGGCATCCTCCCTCCGTCGGATACCACAGATTTTTGCAGCAGTGGCCGTCCTCCTCGCTGTCGAACCAGTGTCGCGCGAGTTGCCAGTCCCAGTTTTCGTAGTTGTCGCCCGGGTCATCGATCGTTATTTCTGTTATCTGGCCGAATGTCGGGCTGTCGGCGTTGTCATCAACCGTTGCCGAAAGCGTCGGCTGCGTTGCGGTGTTCGGATTGATGAAGATGGGATCGACGATGACGGTGACTTCGGCGACCTGAACCTCGTCATTCACGACGGTGGCATATCCACTGCCGCCGAGTTGGAGAAACTGCTCTAGCTCGCCCTCAAGTCCGCGCTGAATAATTTTGCCGGTCGCGCCGTCGCCAAACGTGGCACTAAATTCAAGGTATACGGTCTTGACGTTGCAGCACACGCCCTCGCCGGTCTGCCACTGATCGTCGCAGCACTCGCCCTCGCCGGTCTGCCACTCATCGCCGCAGCACTCGCCCTCGCCAGTTTCCCACTGATCGCCGCAGCACACGCCCTCGTCCATTCGCCACTCATTGTCGCAGCACTCACCGACGGCTCGCGGCCACTCGTTGCCGCAACACTCGCCCTCCTCAACGTTGCACAGGCGGCAGCAGCACAGGCTGCACTCCGCACCTATCATGAGCCCCAGCGGGTACTGGGCAGCGGCGAACGCCGCAATCAGCCACAGCGGCAGCGAGATAGGATCGACGGCTTCGATCACGCTAGCACTCCGCGGCGATCAGATACCATGCGGTGCCGTCGCGAGCGATTGCGCAACTCGCACCGCCAGTTGGAGCAGGAATGTTCGCGAATAGGTTTGTCGCCACGGCCGTCCCCAGCGGTGCGTTGGCGAAGGTTACAGTTTTCGAGTCGCCCTTATTCCATGCCCCGCCGAACGTGCAAACCCGAAACGCCCGTTGGCCGCCAATGCCTCCGCCTACGTGAACGTCAATTCCAAAGTCGAGGGAGTTGTCGCCGCCAAACAGCCATGACCGGCCGAACGTAAGCGGACGAGCGCGGCGCGGTTCCTGTTCGATCTGCGTGACAACGCGCGACACGCGGATTGCGGACGAAAGATCGAACTGCGTGAGTTCGCTCATGACGTAGCAAGATCCGGCGGTGTAGACGGAAAACTTCCAAATAATGACCCGAACGACGTCTGCGGATAGACGCGACGGTTGAGGATCGCGGGCGTTTGTGCGATGCCACCAAAACCGTCCAGAGCAACGGGGCCGGGTGATGGAATCCACTCCTCGTTTTGGAAGTCGAAAACCATTGCCCGATACCGCTGCCCGCTATTTAGGAAGTTCCACCCGATGTCTGGCAGAAGCAGGTTGTGACTGGATTGCCGATAGTGGATTTTGGCGACGGCTTTCCAATACCGAACGGGTGAGTTGTTGAACTCCTCCGCGACCGCGTTCACGGTTACCGAAACGACCTTTAGTGTGTGGACGCCGCAGCCTGCGAATACGTCGCTGTTGACGTAATTCTGCGCACTGACGAGGCTGCCCGGGAACGAGGCGTAGTTTTTTTCATACGTCAACGTGATCAACGCCTCGTGCGTTATCAGCCCGGGGAAATAGTCGCCCGCAGAGTTGACCAACGCCTTTTGCGTGTTGCCGTCGTAGTACGACAATGCCGGAACCTCGCCGGGGCTGGACTCCGCTGACCACACGGCATCGCGTGCAGTCGGGGAAGTCCGCTCACGCAAATAGATCAAGTCGTATTCGGCCTTGACGAGAACGTGATACGGCGACCCCTCGTAGCCCTCCGTGTACGTGATTTTTCGGATTCGATAATCGGGGTACGTTGGGTGAGTCTTGCCAAGCTCTATCTCGCCTGCAATCTCGCTTTCTTGAAATGACGTCCCTAGCAGCGTGTTGTCGCCGAGCGTGACGACCCACTTCCTTTCAAGCTGCCGCCGCTTGCCAACCTCGTAGATGTTGGTGCGAGCAAGTTCTTTGATGGAGTTGTATGCCATGCGTTTGCCTACGGGATGAGGACCGGCAGACCAATCCGGTTGAGCGTCTGTCCGATGTTCTCAACAAGCTGCCGCTGGAGTTTGGTTTGCAGGCGGGCTTCGATCAGTGCCGGGTCTTGTGCGTTTGCCGCCAGCCCAAGCACGAGTGCTGCACCTTCCTGCGTGCGGACGTCGGCGGTCTCAACGGTCCGCGAGCCGAGCGTGTTGAGTTGCCGCAAAAATTCCCGCTGCTTGTTCGCCGCCGCGGCGAAGGCGTTGTTGGTCTGATCGACCGCACTGCGGATCGCGTTTTGCTGCTGCGAAAATTGTTGCTGGGCGAGGTTCGCAAACGCCGCCTGTTGCTGCGACTGCTGGTTGAACGCCCGCTGCGTAGCCTGCTGCCGTCCGTCGGCAATCTGCTGCTCCTGCCTCTGCAAGGCCTGCAACTGCCGAAGCTCGCCCGTCTTGGCCCTCGCCGCCTTGAGGTCGTTGTTCGCCCGAGCCTTTTCGACCTCTTCCTTGTTTGCAAGGATGCGATCTTCGATTGCCTTGACGTTGAGTGCGGCCTGTTTCTTCCGCTCCTCAATCGCCTTCGCCGACTCAAGCTCCAGCCGTTGCCGCTCGGTTAGTTTCGACCGCAGGAAGTCCTCGACACGCTTCGCACCTTCAAGCCGCTGCTGAAAAATCTGCTGCTGCTGTGCGATCTCCCGCTCGTAGGTTTCACGCGTCAGGATGCCGTCGCGGGCCTGCTGTTGGGCGCGTGCGATGCCCTCTTGCAGTTCGCGGGCCGCCATCGCACCCGTCGTGCCAAACTCGGTGGCCCGCTGCACGAGCGTGGCGATGCCAGCGTTCGTCCCCTCAAACGCCTTGGCGAACCCTTCCGTGAAACCTTGCTCGGCCGCCTGCAACTGCTCGTCGAGCTTGGCCTGCAACTGGTCGATCTGTGCCAGCCGTGCGGCAGCGGCCTCCGCGGCTTGTGCGTTTCCGGCATCGCGGGCGGCGGTGATCTCCTCCGCGGTCCGCTGGGCATCCCGCTGCACCGCAAGGATGTCGGACTCCAGCTTGGTAATCTCGTTCTCGACCTTGAGCAGTTCGTCCACGCGGCCCTTGTCCGCTTCGATGAGCCGCTTCTGCTCGTCCTGCACCTGCTTGATCTTGTCGATCTGCGTGTCGTAGGCGTCGTTCGCAGCGTCCACGCCACGCCGCAGCGTCTCGGTGTTGATGACGCCGTCCTCAAACTGCTGCCGCAGTTCTTCAATCTTGTTCTGAAACTGCAACGCCGCGTCGAAGCCCTCCTGCCCAAACTGCTGCGCGCCTTGGATCGCCTTGTCCACTTCCGAATTGAGACCGGCGAGGGTTTTTTGGGCGTCGGATTCGATCTGGATTTCGAGCTTCGCATCTTCCTCAATGCGAGCCAGTTCGTCCTTGAACGCCGCCCCGGCCTTCTCGGCCTCGCGGCGGAAGGTTTCCTCGTTGAAGAAACCGTTGTCGAGTCGTTCCTTGAGTTCGGCGATCGCGGTCTGGTACTTGGCGGCGGCATCGAACCCCGCCTGCCCAAACTTCGCGGACTCGTTGATCGCATCGCTGACGCTCTTGGTCACGCCGTCTAGCGTGTTCTGGAAATCCTTCGTGTATTCCTCGACCGCCTGAATACCCTCGGTGCCTTCGATCGTGACGGTCGCCACGACAGGCTGCTCCACCTCACGCTTGATGCCGAGCCAATCCTCCGCGAACGTCAGGACTTGTTCGATGAATCCTCCGACGCGGCCCACGATGTCCTTGATGCCCTGCCACAGCCCGCCGAACGCCTCGGACACCGTAGACGCGAACGACGAGACAACGCCGCCAAGGCCGACGAACTCCAAGAATTTCGACACGCCGCCGCCAACCGTCTCGACAACAGTGCCAAACGTCTGCCCGATCGCCGTGCCAAGCTGGCTCAACGCCGTGCCAACAATCGTCGCCACCCTGCCAACAATCTCGGCTACCTTGTCGAACGCCTGCCCGATCTGGCCGATGACGTCGCGGAACTGTGCTGCAACGGCGTCGAACTTGAAGAACTCGCGGAAGCCGATCACGGCGTCGTTGACCGCACCAAAAACCTTCGTCAAGCCTTGGCTCTGTGCATCGAACACACTGGCGATCGTCCTGCCAACCGCAGCGAACGGCTCCAGCACCGTCCCCATGGCGTTGCTGATGACAGACCCCAACTGGAGGACCACGTTGATCGCGCCGCCAATCGCACTCGTGAGCGGAGAGAATATGTCGAGAAGTGCGCCAAGGTTCCTGCCGAACGCCGCGATCGTCGGAGCAAGCCCGTCGCTGATGCTTTGCGTGATGCCGATGAACGGCGTGAGCAGTTCGTTTCCAACGCCGGTCAACGACGCCTTCACGGCGTCGAACGAATCACCGAGCGACAGCACCCTCGTGGCGTCCACCTCGTTCAGCCGTGCGTTGAACCGGGTGAGCGTCTGCTCCGCGATGCCGAGGTTGTTGAAGAACGGCAGCAGTTCCGCCCCGCTCTTGCCGAAGATGGCGGTCGCGGCCGCGGCACGCTTGGCCGGATCTTCGATAGCCTGCAACCGCTCGCCGATGATCCGCAGTTGCTCCTCGCTGCCCTTGTCCTCAATGTCGGCGAGGCTGATGCCGAGTCTGCCGAGTGCCGCCGTGGCCTGCTTGCTTTCCTCGTCGGCACCCGCGAGCGTCTTGAGCAGCTTGGTCATCGCCGTGTTGACGGTGCCGAACTCAATGCCCGCCATCTTCGCGGCCTGCTCGACGGTCTGAATGAAGTCGAACGACACGCCCAGCTTGTCCGCGGCGTTTTGCAGCCGCTCCGCTTCCGCCTCCATGTTCGACAATCCGCTGACCACGGCGGTCGCGGCCGCACCAAGTGCGGCGACGCCAGCAACCGCGGCCGTCACGGGGTTCACGAGGCCGACGAGCGATGACCCGATGCCGCTGATGCCGCTGGAAAGCCCGCCAGCAAAGACACGCGACAGCCCCTCGCCAGCCGAAGCGAGGCCAGAGATTCGCCCCGCAACACTGCCGAGCGGCCCGGGAAGTGCCGACAGCACGCCGGAAAGCTCGTTGAACTTGAGCGTGCCGCCTTTGCCAGCCGCGTCAACCGCACGGTCGTAGCCCTTCGCCGCCGACTCGGCCTTCGTGAACGCCGCGGTGGTCGATGCCAACGCTCGGTCGAACTGCTCCTGCGAGAGCCGACCGGCGTTGAGGTGCGTGACAAGCTCCTGCACCTGCTGGTCGTACCGCTCCTGCGGCGTCAGGTTCGCTTGGATGATTCGGGCGGCGGCGGCGGCGGCATCCGCACGCTCGCGCTCCGCAGCGGCGGCGGCCTCGTTCGCTCCGCTGGCCTCCGCGGTCGCACGGTTGTACGTCTCTTGGTCGATGGCACCAAGGTCGAGCAGGCTGCGCAACCGCTCCAGTTCCGTCGCCCGCCGCTCTTCCGCGGTGCGATTCGCCTCCGTGACGCGGATGCCTTCTTCAAACGCTGCTGCCGTGTCCCGCGTGGCCTGCTGCAACGCCGCGAACTGGCGAGCGTACTCCTGCGGGTCGAGCCCGTTCTTGAGGGCGTCGGCGAGCTTCTGGAAGTCCGCAGCGGCCCGACCTTGTGCCGCGGCCGCCGCGGCTGAACCCGCCGCAAACTTGTCGAGAACGGCCGTCGATCGCTCGGCCTCCTTGCTCAGGTTGCCGAGAGCCTTTTCGACCGGCGTCAACGCCTTGGGGAATCCGCTGGCGTCAGCGGAAACCTTCATCGCGAGTCCAAGTACGTTTGCCATATCAGCCGCCGAGGTCTCGCTGGAGTTGCTGCAACGCGTCTACGATCTGCGTGCTGTGCTGTGGCGGCTTTTCAACCGGCACAAAATCCGACGCCTTCGGTGCCTTTCCCTTCGGGCTGTAGGGGGCGAGGATCGCCGACGCCAGCAATCCGGTCTGCTGCCACTCGTTTGGAATCGCCTCAAAAAACCTCGTGTACGCCATCCACTCCGCAAGCTCGCGGACGGTCATCCGCTTCTCAATGTCGCCGACCGTCATCTTCAAGAACCCCGCCAAACGAAACAGGAATTGTCTCGTCGGGCGGCGGTTCAGTTTTTTGCAAGTTCCTCGACGTCCTTGTCCGTGACGGCGTTGTGCTTCATCGCGAGGTCGAACAACCTCGCCATGACCTTCACGCTCTTGTTGCCCAGCTTGTCGATCTGCTCGCGGGTGAACAGCGACTTGCCGTCCTTGTCGCACAGGCACGCCACGAGCAGCTTGGCACGCCAGTTTTCCATCTTCTCTTTTTTCTCCGCGAACTCCCGCTGGTACGCCTCCATCTCGCCGACGCTCATCACGCGAATGTAGACAGTGCCTCCCCACTCCTTGACGTTGACGGGGACGAGGCCGAGGTCATCGGCGGAAAAAATCTGGTCGGCTGTCAAATCCATGGTCAATCCTTTTGGATGCGGAACCTGCCTTGATAACGCCACACATCCAGCACCTTGCCGGTAAATCGCAGCGAGTCGCAGACGGCTTTCGTCGTGAACCCAACCGTCACCACCTCGTTGGTGTTGAGTTGGTTTCTCGCCGTGCCGCCAAAAGCGATGACGCCGCGAACGCCCCACGCACTCGTCGTGAGGCCAGCAGTGCTGAAGCTGCCCACTTCTATAGTGCCGAGGTCAAGACCCCACGGCGTGACGGCTTGTCCGGCCGCCGTCGGGCCGCGGCTAATTGGCATCCCGTCGCCGTAGACGACGTTCAGCTCGGCGATCTCGCCGAGCGCGGTGCCGCAAAAACTTGCGGTCACGCCACAGGTGTAGTGAGCCATGCCCGCCTCCCGGCGTCATGACCTCGCGACGCGAATCGTCACCTGCCCGCGGTAGGCGTCCTGCGTGGCAAGCGTCAGCGTCGAGGACTGCACGGTGCCAGCCAGATGGAGCAGGTCCGACCGGGAAGCGGACGGGCCGTACTTGATCGTGACGTAGCCGGTCTGCTTGTCCGCGATCGTGGTGCGACCGACGTAGTCGAACTGAACCGTGCGTCCGGTGTCGCTGGAGCCAACGCCCACGAGCGGCAGGTCGAGCGTCTTGGCCGTCTCGCCTGCGGTCTGCCCGAGGTGGGCGACATTGATTTTTTCGGCGTCGGCGTCGGGGTCGGTGAAATTGAGAACGACGTTCGTGACGGTGTAGACGTAGGCAGTGTTCGTCGTGTTGGTAGCCGAGGTCGGATTCCAGAAGAACTGAATGCCGCCTTCGTCATGGGGCGTCTCGAAAGCCATTCTCAAATCTCCTGCCAGAGGATTGCGAGCGTGATCTGGACCGTGTAGACCGGCGGCAAGTCGCCGCCCGCCAGCGTGACGAATCCATCGGATTCGTTGGTCAGCGTGACGTTGGCGACTCTTACCCCATCTTGAGAAGTTCCGCCCCACCCATCCAGACACTTCCGCACGGCGTCGGACAGGTCTCTTACTGCCTCGTATGTCTCGGCGTAGAGGTCCACCGACAGGAACACGGTCGGCATCCCTAGCGGCCCCGCGAGCGTCTGCTGCCGCGAAATGCTCGACCGCCGCCACGTTATGAACGGCAGCGAGGCCGTCGCCGGGGCCAGCACCGGGTACACCCGCGACCCCACCAAGGCCGACACGGCGGCGTCGGCCACCAGCCGATTGCGGACCACAGCCTCTGGCGACTTGAATGCCATCTATAGGGCTCCCGTGATTGAACCGGTGTCGGTGACCACGAGGGCGTCGATTGCCCTCTGGAGCGAGATACGGAGTTCCGAAACGAGTATCTGGGCCATCTGCCGCTGCGTATCGTCGAACGCCGTCCGCACCGGGGGGCGGCCGAAGCTGCCGCCGACCGGCGTTGGCGGAATCACGATCGGCCTGTTGGACTTGCGGAAGAAGGCCCGCGGGTAGGGCGGGTCGGTTTCGACGCGGCCTTGCGCGCCGGTCCCCACAATCTTGAACGGGCCGAGCTTGTTGTAGCTGCTGGCGATATAGACGTTGTTTCCCTGCCCGCTGACCCAGTGCGTCACGCCGTTGCCGCGCACGACCTCCCGCTGCCCCATGCGGGTTCGCATGTACGCCTGCGTCGGGCTGCGGCGTTGGTACGGCTTGTTCTGAACGGGCCGCGTGACCTTGCGTTCCTTCGTTCCGAACTCCAGCCACCACTGGTGGAACGCACGGTCGGGACCGGCGCGGACGCTGCCGCCCGCCGCGCTCGACGCTTGGCCGACACCGGCACGCTCGTATCCAACGAGGCCAACCGCACCGCCGTCGCGGGGATACGTCTTGACCTTGTAGGCGATCGCACGCTTGAGGTTGCCCGTCGGGCCGTCTGGCGTTGTCTCCCGCAGCCGCAAATACATCGGCCAGATGGCACGCTCCAACGCCTCGCCAAGCGACGCGGCGTTGGTTCGCTTGTCGGCAATCGCCATCAAGTCCTGCCGCAGTTGCGTCAGTTCGGGAAAGCTCGCACTGATTTTGATTCCGGCGACCGCCATCTAGGGCTGCTCCTGACAGAGAGCTTCGTGTTCGCTGCGGTTGCCATGCTCCAGCAGCGAGACAATCTCAAGCTTGCGACTCCTCCACAGGAACCGCATGTTCTGTTGCGACAGCCCCGGCAGGTACCGCAGCCGCACGCGGTGGCTGACCTCCATCTGGTTTTGCCCAGCGGCAAGGAACTCGCGGGCCGACACGCCCTCGACGCTCGCCCACACCGACGAGGAATCGGACCACGCCAGCACGGTTTCGCCGATCGTGTTCGTGCTGCCGGATGCGACCTGCACGGTGACACGCTCGCGGAGCTTGCCCGGGTCGATCATGCGTACGACCCCCAGCGAGCGGCGTCGAGCAAGGCCCGCACGCCAAACGGAATCTCGGTCATGCTGCTGGCCTCCGCGGCCATGCGTCGCTCGTACCAATGGCCGATCAGCCAGAGACAGGCGTTCTTCACGCCTTGCGGAACAGCACTTCCATCGGCTCCGCGGCCCGCCCACCACGACACCGTGACGCTGTTGTAGTCAGACAGGAACGCGGGCCACGATTTGCCGTAAGGCGTGCGGATGACTCCCGGCCGCGTGTTGCGATCCACGCGGAACTCGCTCGTGGTGAGCGTGGCGGTCTGCCCGGTCTCGTTGAGCGTGTAGGTGATCTCGACGGCGGTGTGCGTACCCGACGCGGCCATCGGCGGGCGGGGCAGTTCGATTTCCGGCGGGAACCCGTCCATCCGCATGACGAGCCGCTGGTAAATCAACGCCTCGTCCATGTACGCCTCGACGTACTGCCTCGCCGCCGTGATGAGCGAGGCGATGTAGGCATCGTCCGCTTCGGAGTCCACGCGGCAGTGGTGCTTGGCCTCGGCGAGCGTCACCGGCTCGACAAGCGGCTGCGACGAAACGCTGACGCTGCGAAACTTCATTCTGGCACCTTCGGTGGACGCCCGCGACGGCGGGGCGTCAGGTCTGCGGACTCGCCCTGCGGCTCCAGAGCCGCGGTTTCAATGAGCATTTCCTGCGGATCGTTGGCGGCGATGCCGTCCGCGATGAGCCGCGTGGCGGTTGCGTTCTCGCACTCAATGACGTCGTTGATGCGATACGCCGAATAGTTCTTGAGCAGGCGGATTCTCATGCGGGCTTGAGGCTCCAAGCGTTTGCCGGTCGTTGGCAAGAGTTTGAAAACTCGCTGGCGAACTGGAACACCGGGGTCGCCAAATCCTTGCCGGGCCAAGTCACGACGTACTCGCCGTGGCCCAGCACGACGCGAGGCGTCACGAACACGCGGTTGCCGCTTTCACGCCAGTTTCGCCACCACCAAATATCGGGGTCGAGGCGGCCGTCGTTCCACGAGTTGTCGGGGTCCGGTTGGCTCCAGAACCACGGTTTTTTGTTCCGCTTGAGTGCCGCGGTGGAGAGGATCGTCAGGCCGAAGTGTGCCGAGTCAACCTCCTGCACGGGCTCGGAAAACCACTCCGCTGGCAGCTTCGTCAGGCCGCCCGCGGGGTTTGTCTCCAGCAGTCCCTTCGGCGTAAACATCGGTCGGCCGTCCTCGCGTTTCGTCTGGAAGCCGGTCAAGGCGTCGCACTGGTGGCTCATGGCGAGGGCGAACAGGTGTTCGACGTCACGCTGCGTGAAGAACGTGTCGTAGTCGATGCACAGAAGGAACTCGCACTCGTCGATGAACCGCTCAAAAATGCGGGTGTTCACCTGCTCCCAAAACGCCCCGGTCCCGATCGTTGGGCGAATGCCCAGCGGCATCAACGCCTGCGCCCACGAGAAGAAGTTCGTCGTGAACCCCAACCGCGGCATCGACATGACGGCCTCGACGCGAATCTCGGCCTCGGTCCCGCCAAAGCGAACGATCATGCACAGCTCCAAAAAAAGACGGCTGGCAAGGGGAACGCCCTGCCAGCCGTCAAGAATGCTCGCCGTGTCAAGCGTCAGGCGTTTGCGACAACCTGCACGCCCGAATCACTCGCGGAGACGGCACCGATCTCGCCGCGACCGAGCCGCACGACCGTGGCAACCACGCTCGCGGCGACCGGCGTGGCCGACACCTTGAGATACCGCTTGTGGCCGCGGAGGTCGAGGTTGAGCCGGATCACGTTGCTGTCGGCGGTCTTGCTGCCGCTGGAAGGAATCGTGAACCCGCCGGTGCCGCCACCGACGAGGGCCGCGATGTCGCCGAAACCCGAGCCGGAAGCGTCCGACTCCTCGACCTTGCAGGCGATCGCAACGGCGTCGGTGGTCGCCGAGGCGGGCTCCAGCACAACGTCGATCGACGCGTAGGCGTAGCCGAGCGTGTCGATCGTGTGGCTGGCCGTCTGCGCCGTCGTGGTGTCACCGGTGCCGATCTTGGCAACGGTCTTGGTGCGGGCGAGATGAAGCATGGGTTTCGATTCTCCTAGCGTAGGGGGTCAGGATCAGCCGAACTTGAGGGCCACGACGGGGCCAGCCTTGCTGGTCGATCCGAGGTCGTGGGCGACGATGGCAACGCGAGCGGTCGCGAAGGTCAACGTCTGGTCGTATTCGATGAAGCGGCTCGTGTCGGTCTTGATCGTGACCGCACGCCGCTCGCCGAACGTCGCGGCCTGCGACAGGTCGCCGAACAGGCAGGCGACCTTGCCCGTGGTGCCGGTGAGGGCCGACTCCAGCGGGTGAGCAAGAACGACCGGGAAGCCGAGGAACTGGAGGCCAGCACCACCGGCGACGTCCGCGGCGTTGTTGCCGCTCGCCGCGACCATGAGCCGCAGCATCGACGAGCCGTAACCGGCGGGGCTGATGTAGAACTTCGCGTTCCGACGAGCGAACAGCGGCAGGCGAGCCACCGTGTTCGTGAAGTCGGCAAGCGTCAGGGCGTCGAACGTGGTCCGCGAGGTCGCGGTCACGACGCCCGCCGAGTGCGTGCCGTCGTTGATCTGCGTCGCCACGCCCACGACACCGTGGTAGCTGGAGCTACCGTCACCGATGAGGCCCGCGTTGTCGTACGCCTCGGCGAACGACTGCGCCACCTCGACCGCCATCGCGTCCGCGAGGTCGATCACCGAGTCCTCCAACAGCGAGTTGGGAACGCGGTTGTCGATGCCCCACAGCTTCGCGACGAGGTTCACGTTGTCGAACGTGACGTCGCTGGTCGCCGGGGCGGTGTTCTCGCCGATCGGCCGAGCCGACAGGCCACCGGTGCGGCGAGCCATCAGCATGGAGTCGGAGTTCATCGTCACGCGACGGAACTCCGACGGGACGAGGCCGTACTCCTCGACGAGGCGGATGATCTCGTTGCTCATCTCGTCGGCGACGAGAACGCCGCCGAGCGAGTTGATGCCACCGGCCTGCGCACGGGCTTCGACGCCGTGATCGCGGCACCACCGACGGGCTTCCTCGTCACCGAGGACGTAGCCCTTGAGGTGCATACCGGCACGGTACGCACGCTCCTCGGCGTCGGGGCCGATGAACCCCTTGAGCCGTCCGGTCGCACGGGGGATCGCGTAGTGCCTCTTTTCCACGGTCGGCTCCTTGGTCTCGGGGGCTTCGATCTTGTCAACGGCCTTGGCCGGGGCGGCACGCTCCAGCACGGCGCGGAACTCGGCCTGCTTGGCAGCGGTCCGCTGGAGGAGGTCGATCTGCTCACGCAGCTTCTCGGCACGGGCCTCCAACGACCGCAGGGACGCCTCTTGCTCCTCGCTCATCGCGGGCGCGTCACCTTCGGACGGGGTCTCGGAGGTCGCTTCCATCTCAGCGACCACGGCGGCCAGTTCGTCGAGCAGCTTCTTGAGCTTGTCCACGGTTTGCTCCTTGTTCGGGATTCGGGCGACC